ATGGAACTAACTGGACGTTAATACAAGCTGTGACTAACATCACCGGCCCAACTGTTAACACTATTAATACTTAACTTTAAGGAAACAAAAATGAAATATTTATTATTAGCATTACCCTTGGCTCTTATGGGCTGCAACACTTTTAACGGTGCTGTTGACGGATCACAACAGATTGTAGGAACTACTGTTGACTCAGCGCAGTCTATGGTTTCAGACACTGCTAAGGGTATTGGAGCAGGATCAGCTACGTTTGTTGAAGGCATTGCCACTGACATTCGCAAAGCATCTGAGTAAGTGATAGCGGAGATTGCCGCTGCTAATGCTGCCTTTAAAATTATTAAGGCGGCTATAAGCAATGGCAAAGAACTCTATGACTGTTCTGCTGCTGCTCAATCTTACTTTGATAACAAAAGCGTAATAGCCAAACGTGTAGCTTCTAAGGGCAAGAGTGACTTAGAGGCTTTCATGGCTCTAGAGAAAATAAAAGAGCAGGAAGAATGGCTAAAGGACTACATGATCTATGCTGGTAGAGCTGACATGTATGGTGACTGGCTCAATTTTCAAAGTGACTGCAAGAAGCAAAGAGAAAAGAAAGTTCGCCTTGCTGCCCAGGCTCGGCAACAAAAGATTAAATTACTCAAGCAATTTATTACAGTTATTGGCATAGCGATAGCAGTGATACCAGTTCTGATCTATGCAATTATCTTTATGGTAAAAAAATAATGGCAACAGCTAAAGAAGTTCTGATACGTCTTGAAGGCCACGAGAAAGAATGCAATGTCAGATATACTAACATTGAAAAGCGACTAGATGACGGAAGCAAGCGGTTTGCCAAGGCTGAAATAATGTTATGGGGAATGTACCCATTAGTAATTGGTGCTGCTTTATTAGATAAAGTGGTGATATGAGTATTTTCAGCGCACTGATTGGCCCAGTTGCGGGACTAGCCAAAAGTTATCTGAGCAATAAGGCTGAAGAGAAACAGGCCAAGCATGACCGTAAGATGTCTGTTATACAGAACGATGCTGACTGGGAAACCAAGATGGCTGATGCCTCTAAGGATTCTTGGAAGGATGAATTCTGGACTATTGTACTAGCCGTTCCTATATTCATGGTAGGCTATGCCATAGCAGCTAACGATGTAACTGTTATTGATAGGGTATCCGCTGCGTTTATAGCACTAGAGGAATTGCCTGAGTGGTATCAATACCTTTTATTTATTGCTATCTCTTCTAGCTTTGGCATTCGCGGTGTTGGCAAGTTAATGAACATGAGGAAGTAACATGGGAAAGATAGTTGAATTTCCTGGTCGCCCTGACCTGGTCAAGCTGGCAGAAGAGTATGATCACCTGGTGGTCATAGGTGTAAGTGAAAGCCAGATACAGATCATTAGTAACATGGAAGATCCTGACATACTTTACAGCATGGAAGTTGCCAAGTCGGAGTTAATCAATGCCTACTTTACCGATGAGGCAGTACACTAATGCAATTACAATACTTCGATATTAAAGAATTTGACTGTCAGGAGACTGGCAACAATGCAATGTGTCCTTTCTTTCTGGAGAAGCTGGACGAGCTGCGCCATGTATGTGGGTTCTCATTCACGATTACCAGTGGATACCGTGATCCTATAGGCCATCCAATTGAGGCTAGAAAAAATGTACCAGGTACTCATGCCAAAGGGATAGCTGCTGACATACATATTAACAGCGGTGCAGAAGGATATAAGATTGTTCAGGAGGCCATGAGGTTGGGCTTTACTGGGGTGGGTGTAGCCAAGACTTTCATCCATGTAGACACAAGAACTTCTATGCCTGTTATGTGGTGCTACTAAAAAAACCCACCGTCTGAAGAGGAGTGGCAACAGACGATGGGGAAAGCAGGGGAGCTTTATCAAGCAAGTGTAAAACAAGTGTAAAACAAGATTTGCCGTCTTCGCTTTACTTCACTTCACTTCCCGCTTGAGGTTTTATTCTACCACAAGATCTGGGTAACGCAACATTAATTGTTCTTCTGTTAAAGGCGCTGTCCTGGCTATCTCAACTTCTATTACATGATCGACTATCGCCTGTATTTCTTTCTGCGCAAACGTAGTATTTGCTCCATGATACATAACAGATTCAAAGATCTCATCTAGCCTTTGACTCATGCCAGGTATCTCCAGTATTTTTGCCTTCCTTCTCAAGCTATTTATAAACGACATATGTCACCTCGACTGTCTTAATTGTAACTGATTGGTTGGTAGCTGGAACTGGCCAGCATTTTCTTGTGCTCTTCACGGTAATGTTTAGCTATCTCAGCCCGTAACATTTTGTTAGTTGGCATCTTAACATTCCACTTCTCCCGCAACATCTCCATGTGTCCTGGCCCTAGATACTCCATACACCATCTACTGAAGTCCAATGGGTTGGCCGTGAAGGTTCGGTGGCAGTAATGGCAAAGACAAACTGCGTTATCTAGACTCCACCTAACTGACTTAGCTGCTCTGCCATAGATGTGGGCGCACTCTTGTCTGCCATGTTTACCGCAATGCTCACAAACAGATTCGTTTTTTAGTCTAACAACGTCACTAAACCATTTGTCTGCTGCATCTCTTTTAATTGCCACTTGGGACTCCTCTAAGGGATTTAAAGCTTAACTGGTACATTGGCTCAAGTTTACCTTGCATACTGCAATTGGGCCACCGAAATGGCCACTTAAACAGGGTAGGATTAACTATTCTGCTGCCTCTTTAGTTCAGTGTACTCATTATCCTTGGGCATGGGTAGATACAAGTCTCTTTCAGATGCCCAGTGTAATACTTGATCTAAAAAATAACACATCTCACCAGTGTCCAGATCTCGTAGACTAACTAACTGGTCTTTCACAACAGTAGATCCAACCTTGATTGTTTTTCGCGGCCCAAACTTGTGCTTCATCATCCACTTGCAGCCTTCCTCTGTGGCCTCTGGCTGCTTCTTAATAAACTGTGTGGACATAGCTCTGAACCATATGTGGGCTAACGCTATTTGGCTGGTTGTTGCCCTGCCTTGAAACCTCTCTAGCCTGACAGCGCATGGGGTTGAGTAATCCCACCCCCCTAACCTGTCGATAATAGCTGGCAATCTTTTCTCAAAATCGCCCAAACTCTTGATGAGATAGTAATCACCTTGGGTAACTTCTGTCATACTAATTTCCTTCTTAACCATTCATTCATTACTTTGGATGATCGTGTTTCGCATCTTACTATTTGCTGAACACCTGGGGTTGTCAAAGCCATGTCATTAATAAACACTCGGCTTCCTCTCATTCTTTCTCGGATTAACTTTTCGCTTATACCAAATGCCTTGCCCAGTTGAACATAACTGTAGCTCTGGCCAGACACCAGGTCTTTATGCTCACCCTGATATTGAATCATTCGACACCGGCTAGTTAAGGCTCGGACTGGAAACAAATCGCAGTCTCTTACTACCCGAGTAACGCCTCGGTGTTTAAATCTACTTTGAATTGTTTGCGGGCTAATTGAAATTGCGTCTGCAAAGTCGGCCATGCAGTAAAAAAACCCTGAAGTTAAAGCTTTATGGTTGTTGCCTTCATACAAAAACATTCGTTTGCCGCTTGGTGTAAGTCTTTTTGCCATTGTTGTTTCTCCTTTATCGGGCTAATCTGCCCATGATGTATCGGTTAATTGTTGGTGTATAGACTGATCTCTAATTGAATCAGTTTTAGTTTCTTTCTTTGCAGTCTTATTTGACTTCTCTCTAGCACCCCAAGACCCAATAGTCTTTGGCCAAGAGATCATCTTGTTCTTTCCAATTCTCCAGCCATTAGCCTCGTAGTGATGCCAGAAGACAGAAGGATCTATTCCAGAACCTTTCCTGTTGCAGTATTCAATGACCTCATCCAGAGTTGGCGGGACAAAACGCTTAACCGGCTTATCCTCTGGTTCGTCAATAACTACTACTTCATGTTCAACTTCTTCTTCGAGAGCTGGGGAACTTGTTTCCCCCCTATTATCTGTAATATTAGATGTAGTATTAGATGTAGTATTAACTATTAAGTTTTCTTGGGTAGGGTCATTAAGTTTTCTTGGGGAGGGTATTAAGTTTTCTTGGCTACCCTCATTAAGTTTTCTTGGGGAGGTGGGTAAGATTTCTTGCATAGGGTTATCGACCAACTTCAAGTACCTGGCTTGGATCTGCTTAGTGCCTTCTTTGTACTGTAGTTGTCTTGTGATGTACCCACAATCGACCAGTGAACTGATCCACTGGCTAACTGAAGTCTCTGTCTTGCCATAAAGATCAGCAAAATAGGCATTACGCGCCCAGCAGTAACCTTTATCGTTGCACAGAGCAGTGATTTCCCCATATAAAAGTTTAGCGTTAGCCGTTAAACGTACGTCATAGCGGACGCTTGCAGGAATGATGGCGTAATACCCTTTGCTATTCATTACTCACCCGCCGCAATAAACTCGCTGACTTCTACGTTAAAGGTTGCAGCAAAGGTTAAAAGGGTACTAGCTCGCGGTGATCTATGCTTATTTCTGATCAAGCTAATAGTAGAAGGATTGATTTTGGAGATTCTTGACAGCTCAACTGATGACATCTGGTCGCGTTCCATAAAGAATTTAAGTGATTTGTTAATATCCATGATAGTTCCTTAGTAAGTGAAGTTGCATCATAGCCCTTTGTTAAATTAATTGCAATAGAACAATTGACTACTTGCGAGAAGTGTGTAAAATAAACACCTCAACAACAGGAGAGCAACATGACTTATCAAGATGAAGACCCTGCAAGAACTGGTGACTTTGATTTCTGCAATGCTTTAAGTATGTCATTGTTTGGACGACCGCATGACGAGTCCGAAGAGGCATATGAGAACCGTGTAGCAATGCGCCACACCCAGCCTATCTATGAGCCAATGTCTGAATACGAAATTCAACGTGACATAGCGGCAGCTAAAGAAAACGACCGTTTAGTAAATAAAGTTCTGGAAGGCTATCAAGCCAGGTGGGGTTAATATGAATTTAGAAACTTCAACTTATCTTAACGATATTGATCGTGGGGATATGGACTGTAAGGTAGGAAATGAAGCGCCCAGTGATGAAACTGAGGCGTATTACATTGGATACGGTGCAAGATATGTATTCGAGCAAATGAAATCAGCAGGAGAATTTAACTAATGACAAGTAAAAGCGTATGGGCCACATTATCGGCTATTGATTGCAGTGCTCACATAGCAAAAAAAGGGCAGCTATCTTATCTCAGTTGGGCATGGGCGTGGCAAACCTTGAATGAGCACTACCCTGAAAGCACTTTTGAGTATTTTCAGCCAGAGTCACTGCCAAATGATACGGTTGAAGTATCAGTTGCCGTAACAGTTGAGGGTAAAAGGCATTCCATGTGGCTACCAGTCATGGATAACCGAAACAAAAGCATAGTGACACCAACTAGCAGAGACATATCTGACGCTAGAATCAGGTGTTTAGTCAAGTGTATTGCCATGCACGGTCTAGGCTTGTACATTTATGCTGGTGAAGACTTGCCAGAAGCTGCTAAGACTGAGGTTTTGACTCCAGCGCAGGCTGAAGACATTAAAGACTTGCTTGAACAGGCTAATGGTGACGTTACTAAGTTCTTGGGGTTCTTTAAAGCCAGCAGTGTAGACGAAATGCTAGCAATTCATTACCCCAAAGCTGTTGCTGCACTAAAGGCGAAGATTAAGTGAGCTTGAGGAAGGCCATTAATGACTATTGTAAGGGTTGTATCTACGATAGTCTGGCCCCAGGCACTTGGTTAAAGCAGGTAGAGGACTGTAGTTCGCCGAATTGTGAGCTTTATCCTGTCAGACCTAAGCCTAGATCAAGAGGTGATGGCGATGCAGATATTATCGCATGTTCAGGGGAGTGATGGGTGGCTTGGCAGTAGGATCGGTAGGCCGTCAGCCTCGCAGTTCAGTAAGTTGATCACTACTTCAGGTAAACCTTCAGGCTCTGCTGGTAAATACATTGAGCAGCTAGTCATTGAGCGTTTATCTGGTGAGCCTACTCCGCATTTTCAGTCTGAGCATATGGCAAGAGGTAATGAGCTTGAGCCAGAGGCGCGTGAATACTATGAGCTGATGACTGGTAACACTGTAGTTGAGGCTGGTTTTATCCTCGATGACAGTGAAGAGTTTGGAGCCAGTCCTGATGGGCTAATAATGTGCGATAACGAAATTGTTTCAGGTTTAGAGATAAAATGCCCAGCAGAAAGCACTATGCTAGGCTACATTGAAAAGCCCATGAAAGGCGTTAAGCAATACTGGCAGCAGATCCAGGGCTGCATGATGATAACGGAAGCTAAAACGTGGGATTTCCTAGCATATCATCCTGAGATGGAGCCTGTACTGGTGACAGTTGAGTACGATGAAGAGTTTTGTAGTAAAATGTACGATGAGATCGTGAAAGCGGTCAATATAATTAACCAAGAGTGTGAGGAATTAGCATGAAGTTAGGTATTTCAGTACGAATTGACGTTACAAAGATCGACAAGAGCCGCTTATATCAGGGTGCAAAGGGTACTTACTTGGATTTGACTACGTTTGTCAGTGATGAGCTAGACCAGTACGAAAACAATGGCTTTATCAGCCAGAGCCTGACCGCAGAAGAGCGTGAAGCAAAGACCCAGACACCAATCTTGGGTAATGTGAAGATCTTCTACACTGATGGCCCTCAAGCTGCCGCATCAGCCCCACAAGCTGCTGCAATTGATGAAGATATTCCCTTCTAACCGCTAGCAGTAGTAAGAAGCGTACCGTTTAACGGGAGACGCAGGACTGCCCACCTGTACGCGCAAAAGGGCGCTTTAGTTTAAAAAATGCCGAATATACGGTGTAATACACCTTAAAATGTACAATATGTAAACCAAATGAAGACAGGTAGAGAAGAGGAATTAGAAGATGGACACTCTTAAAAAGTTGATTGCTGAAAACGAGCAGTTGTTCGATGAGTTAGAGTTTTGGAAGTCAGTAGCTGTAGAACTTTATACGCCTGAAGACGCTTACGAAGAATTTTTACGAGACGCCGCAACATATTCGCTAGACAAAGCAAAGTGGTTGGAGAGTGCAGCATCTGGCTGGGGAAAGAAATATGCATATTGGCTTAACTTTGACTCTAGTGCTTACAAGTTTGAAGAAGAAACAGGTAGAGAAGAACCCTGTGTGTGGTTCAGAATTATTACAAAGAGAGAAGGAGAAGAAAGAAAAGCTAGCAATAGCTGAACTGGTAAAAGAACTGATGCTGCCACTGAGTGAACAACGCAATATACGGTGCAATACACCTTAAAATGTACAATAGGTAAACCAAATGCTTGATATATTGAACAGTAGAATGCGGACACCTGATGGGACAATACTTGAGTCTCATTACCGCCATGACTATGTGACCCATACGGATGCCAACGGCAAAGAGTACATGTTAGATGGTGGTTTAGATTATGTTAGATGTTCTGCTAATGGTGACGAACACTTGCTAACTATTTATACCGACTACCCCCACGAAG